AGTTGTAAAATTTAAAGAGTTAATATAAAAATGTATATCCCTGGATCTACGCTTGTATATCCCTGGATCTACGCTTGTATATCCATAGATGTAAATTAGTGCTTATATACTCACCTCGCAATAGAACGTTGCTTTCGAGTCAATATCGGTGGCAGACACCACGAGAGGGTTTCCTGTTTTTTGTGCCGAAGTTGTGCCTGCAAAGTTCGATTTTGTGCCGTTCTTGTCGAACTTGGTCCACGTGTAGGTGAACTTCTTTGTAGCGGTGGCTTCGTCCTCAATCTTTTCTGTGCCACGATACACTCGGGCGCAAAGCGTGGTAGAGCCTTGTCCGTTCTTTATCTGCAAGCCTGTGGGCGAGAATATTTCTACCGAATAGGGGTCGGTGCGGTCCTCGAAGGTTACGATGGCTTCCGACTTTTCGGTGCCGTCTTGCGCTTCACACTTGAAAGTCTGCACGTTCAGCACGTCGCTTGGCTTAACCGTTAGGATAGATATTCCGCTTACTGTTTGTATGCCCTGTGAGAGCAGCTCCCACGTTTGAGTTTTAATGTTCAGCGAGTACCAGCGGAAGGTAATGCCGTCAATGTCTTGCACTCCGCCACGAAAACATTTGGCTTCTGCCGTAAGCGTATTAACGTTGTTGCTTGCATCAAAGCTGTTTCCCTTTGGCTGTGTGAGTATAACCTGAAAGAGCGCACCAGCGTTGGCAGTTTTGACAACGAAGCCTTGCGCCTCGAGCGTGGTGTCTTGCCCCGTTTCGTCGTCGTGGTAAGAAGCCGCTATTTTTATGGGTAGCGAGTTGTCTGTAATGTTGCCCTTTATGGTAAGGGCACCACCTGCCGATATGGCAGCCGCAGAGTATTGTCCGCTGGTCTGCCCGGCGTTCACCAACGTACCGCCAACTTTGTATATCAGTGCGGTAAGTTTGCTTACAAGGTTGGTGCCGTTGCCCGTAACGTAAACTTTGGGAGTAACCACGTTGTTGTCGCTGCCAAAGTTGGGCGTAAACACCTTTGTGTCGGGGTTATACATCTGCACGGGATACTTAATATCCATCAGCAGCTGCACTTGTTTTGCGTCGTTAAGGTCTACTATAGTTACCTGTCCTCTTGCTTTTACTGTTGCCATTGCGTTTTGTTTTTTGAGTTTTATAAAAATTATTCTATGTTTACTATACAATCAATCTGCGCCTTAAGGTTCACCTCTTCGGCACTAATGGTAGTTCGGTTGCCAATTGCCTCGTGTCGTGCGTTCCATGCCGTATCGAAGTCGGTATTGCCCGATTGTATCACCCACGAGAATTGGTTGGGCAGTAGCGAGCTTGTAATGTCCTGCTCGCCATGTAGCACGGTAGCCACAAGGGAGATTTGCCCCTGCCCATTGTGTATAATGTTGCCGCCACTTTCCGACAGAATTTGCACCGTGTAGGGCGATGTGCCGTCTTCGCCTTTGGTTGCGTAATGCTTCCACTTAGGCGACTGTTCTGTAGGTTCATCGGTGTTGCCATCTTCGAGCGATAGCCACGTGCCACCACCATAATACCACGCTTCGTATCGAGCAGCCACCGTGCCTACGGTCCAGTCGCCACGATAAATCACGTTAGGAATGCGCTCGCCATCTGCGCTTATCCATTCGAAGCGTTGGCTGTTCATATAAATCTTGTCGCTGGAAAGGTGGAATATGGCGTTGCCTTTAGAGAGCGAAAAGTCGTGAATGTTGCGATACACTTCGATAGTTCCACCCTCTTCCTTTGAGGTGGTAATCATTGTAACATTCATTCGGTTGCGGTTCAGCGTAGGGTCAATGCCGTTAGCAACGTCCCACAACGTGTTATGCCCACAAAGCACAACGTTGTCGCCCGCCTTTGGTTCATCGTTCTCCGTGCTTTTATCCCGATAAGCATCATCGTCGGTAATAACGATATACGCCTTTTCGGTAGCCGATTTCTGTGCCACCTCCGACACTACGCGCCAGTAGTAACGGTTGCTTACATTCTCGTAAACACCAGCTTTGATGTTGAACGTCTGGCATAGTGCTTGGTCGCCAGGCTCCCAATCGTTCGTAATAGCCTTGTCGCCATCGTCCGTGTGTAGGTAACATTTCCAGCCACCACTAACAGGCACCACCTTTTCAATCACAGCATTCGCACCTGAAAGCACGATATTGCCCCCAATATGTTTATACTCATCAATCTGCAGCGAGCGGAATATAGCCTTGCCGATTACCTCTAAGTAGTCAATCTGTCCGTGCGCTCGCCCTTTATCGTCAAGCCATACACCAAAGCCGTTAATGGTGCGTTCAAATCCCAATGTCTGGATAGCCTTCAGCAAAGCATTGCCCTCGCCATCAATAGCTGCCCCATTGTTAAATGCAACACCCTTTAAAAACGTAATCAGCTCCTGTGCTGTGTCGGGAGTATTCTTGTTAAGAAATTCCTTAAGTGCTCGCTTGGCAGAAAATACGTTGTGCTCTCCCGGCTGTGTATCATCGCCACTGGCGATAATATCGGGTATGTCATTTACAACCTCGCCTATATAGTGCTTTACGTCGTTGATGCTGCCTTCCATTGCAGCTATCTTGCCTTTTGCCACAGCATCGCTTATTTCGATGCTTACAAGCGACGGCAAATCTACGCTGCGTGAAAGGCGGGTAATACGGCTCATACGATAGCCAGCGGGGGCAAAATATTCTGCACTTTCAAGCCGTATGCGCCTTCCAAGGAAAAGGTCGGCGCGCTGCTGCTCCACCCAAACGTGGTCGGTGTCAGCTTTATATACCGAGTTGTCTACGAAATTTTCTTCATTGAATTTCTTTACCGCCTCCAAGAACTCTTTTTCGGCAAGCGGGTAGTATTCATCAGGCATGCGCAAGTGCGACAATATGTATTTGTCGCCCACCTTCGGCACAAGCACGCCACCCGGCACTTGCATCGTGTCGTTGGGGAAGATGGTGATAATTTCAAATTCCTTTGCCGTATCGTCGTAATTTACTTCAAAGTAATGCTCCTCGCTTGTACCCTGTCCGGCAAGCTCGCTGCCTTCCTGAAAGGCTACGCGCATGACGTACCCCCCTATCTTGTAGTCGTTGGGGTTGAAATTCAAATCCTTATCTTTGAAGTAATATATGGTGAATGGCTTACCATCTTTGCCAGTGCGCTCCTGCGAACGCACAGCCGACACCGTACCAATACGGCGTGGGTAAATATCGGCAAAGGCAGCTTCTTCAAAATGATGCACCACACCGTATTTATCCACGTCTTTATCTACGTACTTCTGTCCACCTGGCAATTGCAGACGGGTGTGCCCGTATTTGTCTCGGTCAATGTTCTTTGTGCTGCCCAATGGGAAGAGGCGCGAATAGAACTTTACGTTGTCGGCTTTATCACGCTCCAACGATATAAGCCCCTTTTGGTAGCCCAATGTTAAAGGCTCTCCATATTGCGCCTTCGATATGTTGAGCGTTGTACCGTTCTCAAACCAATATTCCGTCTTCGCCGCCTTGGCAAGCATATCCAAAGCATCGTTGCAGTAAGTTCCTTTATAGTCTATAACAAGGTTCTCCGTCTGCTTCACTTCGCCTAACTTGAACAACTGCTTACCAATGGCGTTGTTTATTGATGTTAATATTATTTTGGCATGCTCCGCAGCAGGGGCGGTAAGCGTAAAGATAGGGGTGTTTTCGGCATCGGTGTAATTTATCACCAAAAAACGCTTTACAAGGCTTTCAATGCCGTAAAGTGTCAGGTTGTATTCCCACTCCCTCGTACTCTTCATACGGGGTTTGAAACGTTCCATCAACCAATAGCGTTCGCCACAGAACTCCACATAGTCGTTTACGTCCAGTTGCACGTATTCGTACAGCGTGAACGTTAGCGACAGGGTATTGTCGCCTTGCAGCTGCTTATCTTGCCTACCATTTGCCCCGTCGGCTATGCAGCGTACCGTATCTTCCTTTGTGAAAATTTCTATCATCGTTTGAACGCTATTTAAATATCGTTTAAATACTCTTTAAAAGCTGGGCTTCGGCTCGCGGAATGTGGCATGTAGTGCGCCACAGTGCGCTTCTTCCACCCATAGGTTGGTAAGGGCATCAAAGGGCGTAAACTCCGTTAAGAAGGTGCGCATCTCAAGCCCCAGTGTCGGGAACGTCCATACAAGCCAGCCGTCATTGCCTGTCTTCAATGCCTGAATGAAGCGGCGGTAACGCTGTAGGAATTGCGCCTTGCTGTCCGCCATTATGGCGAAGTGCAGCTTTATATCGCGGGCTTCGCTTTTTGGCAGAAGTCGATCGGAATACTTTTCGCCGTCCTCCTCACGAAAGACTACCGCCACGTGCGCCTTCATCTTGGCAGGTGTCAGCAGGGCTTCGAGGTTCTTCTGCTCGCCCGCCTTTTCTTCGCGCAGGAATACGTGGTACTCCGTCCAAATGTCTTTTCCATTTAGCAATACTTGATTTTCGAGTATATCCATTTTATTTAACTTTAATACCATCACGTGCCAACACCTTTATATCGTCGGCAATATCTTCCAGTCGCTCACAATGCTTCGTGTAGCGTTCGATCCTTTCAAGGTGGCGTGTAGATGCCTGCATCTGCTTTACGGCATCTTCGAGCTTTATGTCCATCGACGCCAGGTGTATCTGTGCCGACGTCATCAACCCCTCGAGTTTAGTACCCTGCGCCTGTGTCATTGTCTCAAGGCTGCCTGCGCGCCCTTGCTGTGCCGCACCACCAAAGATGTCGATACCATGCTCCTTTGCCTTCTTTTTAAAGTACTCCAGCAGCGATGCAGCCTTGCCGCTGTCTGCAGACACGTCGGCGGTGAGCCTGTCCAATATGCGAGCATAAGCGGCAAAGCGTTCCTCTTCTGAAAGGTGCTCATCGGTGGCGTACTTCTCCATATCCTTTTGTGCTTTCAGGAAGTACTTTTGCAACACAGCAGAATACACCATATCAGCACCTAACTTTTCAAGCATACGCCCAACGCTCTCCACCATTGCCTTGCCTGCATCTGTACCGCTTCTAAAAGCGTCCACCAGCGCATTGGTAATTGTATTGCCCAATTCGCCGAAGATGTCCGTGAGGTAGTTGCGTATTTCCTTGAATGCTTCTTCCTGCTGCTTGGCAAGGTCAATAAGGTGTTGCAGGGCTTCCTTGCTTGCGTCGCTCATCTTCCGCGTTTTTAAAATGCTTTCGGCGAGTGATATGTTGAATTTACCGTTAGCATCGAGCAGCTTCGGGTATTCGGACAGCAAGCTACTGTAAGTGTCCTTGCCTTTGCCCCAGCCAAACAGACCTGTCTTCTTGTGTCCTGTTACCACCTTTATATCGTTGGCTTTCTTCCACGCCTTTTCGAAATCTTCGGCTGCCTGTTTCATTACATGTATGGCATTCGTTGCCTTGCCGTAGCGGTCAGTGCCGAAAGCCGTCGTACCCCGTTCGTACAGTAAGGCTTCCTGCATCAGCAGCAAGTTGTACGTCTGCTGTTGAGCGATACGTTCTTTCATGATGGCATCGAGGGCTGCCCTGTGGCGTGCGCTGGCAGAAAAAGCCTTGCCTATAATACCAATAGCTTCGCTTACAGCTGCCATGACACCGCCCACTACACCACCATTGGCAAAGCCTTTGGCAATGTTGGAAACGCCATTCATAACATCTTCCACCGTACCCATGGCTTCTGCCATGCTGTCGTTGCCCATCTCCTCAAACATCTTTGACAGTCCACCGGCTATCTTTCCCACTTCGCCGGCAACTTCTGCCGATGCCTCGGCAAGGCGCTTTATCTTCTTCTCTTTGTCGCTTTTGTCGCCCTTGTTCTTGTCGTCCAACAAGTCTTTTATAGCTGCTGCCAACGCCTTGAAAGGGTTCTTTTTCAGGCTTTCTTGTTTTAGCTTCTGCCATTGCTCCATGAAAGCCTTCAGGGCTTCGGGCGACTGCTGGAGCCGCTTCAGCTGTTCGGGCGTTATGCCCATTTGCGCAATGTCATTCTGTGTGATGGTACGTTTGGTATTGCCTTTTTTGTCCTTGATGACGGCTGCTCCATCGGCGGTAAGCTCACCTTTCGCCATTGCGTCCATATACGCCTTCAGGTCGGCGAGCTTGGCAATTACCCGGTTTATCTGCTTAATACTTTTTTCTGCAGGGTCTTCGAACATCTCGACGAAGATGCTCGCACTGCTCTTCATCTCGTCCAGCTCCTTGTCGTTGATTTCCTTCAGTGCCTTTTCCTTATCTTTTTCGAGCTGCACCAAGGCGGCATCTATGATATTGGCATTATCCTTGTTTCGTCGTGCCAACAGCGTTGCCAGCTCTTTCGTGTAGTTCGTCTCAACAGTCATTCGCTGGGCATTGTAGTCCTGATGCTTTGACAGTAAGGCGTCCAAGGCTTCTTCTTCCTTCTTCTTCTCTTCCTTTACCTTATCGTCGTATTCTTTCTTTTCCTTTTCGGCGATAGCGGCATACTTGTCGCTGTACATCTGTGCAGCCTGTATGCGCTGTTTGGCAGCATCGGCACTTATTTGCGCCTCCTTTTCGGCACTGACAGCCACACCTCCTTTGCGCAGCTTCTTCACCAATTCCTTGCGCTTGGTCTCTTCCTCAAATATGCGCTGCTTCTCCTCTTCGTATTGCAGCAAGGCTTCGGCACGCTCCTTATCGTAGCCCTCTTTCATAAGTGCCACGCGTGTTTCGGCTATCTTTTTTTGCGCTGCTTTTTCAAGTTCGGCAAGCTCTTCTGCCTCGCCCGACAAGTCTTCTTTTTTATCTTTCTTTATTTTCTCCTTTTTTGTCTTTACCTTCGGCTCTTCATAGCCCTTGTTTTCCACCTTATTGAGAGCAGGCATATTTTCAAGGGCTTTCTGTGCGTAGGCTTCTGTTTGCTTTTGATTTTCAGCAAGCTGTTTTGTCAGCTCCTTGTTGTCTTCCAGTCGCTTGTTCACCTCTTTCCTAAGATTGTCGTTCGCCGTGCGACCTGCACCCATACCAATACGGGTAGCTCCTCCACCGACGGTCATGCCACCTATCATTTCGGTGGTATAATCCTTGCTGCCTTTCTTTTTGTAATCTTCGTCTGCTTTTTTAAGGCGCTTTTTGTTCTCGTTTATATATTTGTCATTTTTATTTTTTTTATCTTCCAGGTCTATGCGTTCCTTGGAAAGTTTCTCCACTCGCTCCTGATAGGCACGTGCCATGGCAGCCTTCATAATGTCAGCTGCCAACTGTCGATAAGCCGTTGCCGCACGTCCTGCAAGAATAGCTTCCGTTTTCATATTGCCAAAATAAGCAGGATACGCTGCTTGCAAGTTCTTCACTGCAGCCTTTCTGTCCCTCAGACTCTTTGTGTTATCCTGTGTGGCTTTATAAAGTATATCGAGCTTTGCTTTTTGTACAGCCGCCGAGCGGGCAACCTCCCGCATTTCTTCTGCTGCCTTCTCCTGTGCAGCGGCACTCTCTTTCGCCGCTTCACTGTTCTTGTACCACATGGTGATAACGGCACCAATGGCTACCGACAATCCCAGTGTCAGCGTTGCCATCAACGCACTGGCAGCAGCGGAAGAAATGCCGAGTGCCGTTGCAAGGCGGGCATTGGCAGCCGTCCACATGTCAGTAGCCTTCGACACAAATTTTATTCGGAACGCCGAATCCTTGTTCAGGGCATTGAATACCTGCTGAATGCCCATCGTTATAGCCATCACACTTTGCAGGCGTGTCTGAACGCGTGCGAGTTCCTCGTTTTCGCCTACGAATAACGACATTACGCCAGTACCGGCGGTAACAGCACCGCTAAGCCCGTTCAGTCCTGATGCCATTGCCTCCCAGTTGGCATCATCGGAAGCAAGTGCCTTTGTCTGTGCCCGGACGTCGCCTAAGGTGTCGCAAAGCTCGGCAGCCCGCTTTGCCATTCGCTGGTATTGTTCCGTATGCTGTTCCCCGGAAAGGCGCATGCGTGCCATCTCCTGAATAAGGCTGCGGTACTCTTTCGTTAGCTTGCTTACCGAGGCAGAAGCCTTCTTGTGCTCCGCCTCCAAATTAGCCAGCGCACCTTTTTCTTCTTCCAATACGACCTTGCAGGCACGTATATCCAGCATTAGTTCGTTTTGCGCCTTACCCGGTGCTATTTTCTCATATTGTTTTTGCAGACTTTTAAGGTCGCTCTCCACCTGCTTGACCACAGCCTTCTGTGCCGCTATCTTCTCGGTGATGGAAGATGCTGCCTGCTCTGCTGCCGTAGAGAGCCTGCCTGTTTCCTTGGCGGCTTCCTTCGTCTTGTCGATAAGGTCGCCACCGAATAAGTACTCTATTTCGATACCGTTATTCATCGTTCAGTCTGCTTTGGAAAAAGCCTATCACTGTCTTAGGCTGTTCCGCTATTTTGTTATCTTTTGTATTATTGTTTTTTGATAGAGTAGCTGCTTGGTCAGCATCTATGTAGCGCGGTGCATCGGCAAGCATCATCAGCAGTGTTTGGTAGTTCACGCCCCACATGATATAGTCTACTGTCCAGCCTGTTGCTTCGGCAATCTGCCACACGAATCCAAAAGGGCTATGGGAGCTTTCAAAAAAGCCCTTTAACTCCCCTTCTTTACTTGGCTCAACCTTGGACGGAGTGGGTTGCTCCATTCTAAGGATTTGATAATATTCGTAAAATGCTGCGTGCCGATTAGCGGAATGAAATGCAGATTGGCAAGCAATAAGAAGGTATCGTCCACCAGCCACAACAGCAGCCAAGCCAGCAGCGGCGCAAAGATAGCTGACACCTTGCTGCGGCAGATGGTGAGTGCCACCATTTGGGCTACCGTCTTGCCGTGCCGGGCAATGAATTGCAGCTGCTCATCTTTCGTGAAGGCTTCCATCTCTTCATAGCTGACACCCATACTAAGGAATTTCCGCGCTATACGTATTTGATTACCAAAGCAAGGGCGGCGCATCGTAAGGCGCAAGCTGATGAGCTTCTTTTTAAAAGGAATCTTCCACTGTAGAAGTGGAATGGAAACGCCGATGTCCAAAAGGGCTTCCGACGCTTCCACCTCTACTTTGTTCGTTTTCATCAGCCTTGCTGTGTGAGGTTCACATCTACCTTCTTGCTTGGGTCAACCTTCAGCTGGAAGGTTATCTTGCCTGTGCGCTGCGCACCCGTGTTGTTGGCTGCGGTAATGAGCACGCGTCCACCCTTTGCCTCGGCTGTGAAGCCTGCAGGTGCAGCACTCATAGAGAATGCGCCACTGGCGGAAATGTCCACCACCTTTGTCTCACCCGCCTTCTTGAAGGTAATCTCCGTTGGATTCGCCTCAATGAAAGGCTTTGTATCAACGATTTTGAACGGCGCACTGTCGTCGCCCGATGTCAGCACCTCAAGCTCGCATTCGATGTGTAACGGGTCGTCGCCGCCGAGCTTACCGCGTACCATTCCTTCCAATGATGCCTTGGCAATTTCAACAGTCTGCCCAGTACCGGAAATAATCTTCACAGCACCTTCCAACATTACGCTTTCTGACGGAGCTTCCCAGCCGTCTTCCGTTACCGTGCCGCCCATCACTGCCACGCAGTTATCCGGGAGCAGCTCAATAAGATTGAACTTCAATACGTTTGACGCAGCTTTCTTGCGTATCTTCTTCACGGGGCTGTTGCGCACCTGCGCTGCATACAGCTTGATGTATTCGGCAGCGTCGCCACCCCAATCTATACCATCTTCAGCGATGTTGCCAATTTTCTTGCCATTAAAGAAAATGGCGTCAAGCAACATGATATAACCGTCGTTTGTTTCTTTCATTTTATCAATTTATTATTGTACCAACTAAAAATTTTAATACCTGCGAACGCCAATGCGCCCAATAATACCAATGTGCCGATAAGTTGCAGCAGCTTTTGGTAGGTGGTAGGTGGCTTCACTATTTTGGTTTTCGAGATCTTGGCAACACTTTGCACCGCCTTGTTTTCCTGCGTAGTGCTTGAGTGCCGTGCTAATATCGTTGTCTGCCTTACCTCCCTATCGATGGGCAGGGTTGAGCCCCTGATATATACGTTGCCATCTTTATGGTAGGCTTCTATTACCAAGCGTCCGCGTTGCTGTCGGAAGACGGCACTATCGGGCAGGTTCAGCAAGCTCTGCATCGGCAGCGTCAGCATCGCCGTGTCCGCCGCTATCTTCTGCGCTTCCGTCGTTGTCAGCATCTGTAGCGAGCTGCTTTGTAGGAAGCTGCTTTCTTGACGGAGAGAGTCGCTTTGAACTTCGCTTTGCACCAGCGTTTGCTTCGACCTGCAACTCATGACTGATAGGGCAAGTACCGCGGTGAGGGCAATACTGAATAGCTTCAATAGCCCGCGAAAGGCGGTCGAGCGACCGCTTGATGCGTGCGCTTTCGGCGCATGCCTTATCAAGCTCTTCTTGTAATGAATTGATTGTTTTTTCATTCTTTTTCTGATTTTCTACTAATAATGCTGAAATATCCTCGTACATCGTTTTATAAGTGTCGTGCACGGCTTTCGCCGCCTTTGCCGACGCTGCTTTTCGATTTACGAGCCACGCAATGGCTGCTCCAATACCACCGGAAGGTATTGCCCATTGCAGTATTTGTAGGAGTGTCTCCATTGCGATTACATTTGTTTAAAGTTGTCTAATTCCTATGGACTTAAGCCACTGCTGCACGTTGAACGACGGGCAAGCCTTTGGCGCTATCTCGTTGTGTCCTATGATGCGTACCTGCGGGAAACGACGGTGGAAGTCATACACGTAGGCTGCCAAGGCGTTACGCTGTGCCTCCGTGCGTGTGTCCTTCGGTGTGCCGTCGGCAGCCACGCCGCCCACGTAGACGATGTGGCGGGCTACGGCGTTGTAACCCTTGGCACCGTTGGTAACTTCAAAGGCATCAACCTGCATATCCTCGTTGTTGCGCACCAAGCGTTCCACCTTGCCGTCGAGGTGTATCATGTCAGTGTACCCAACCTGTTTCCAACCCCGACCGCCTTCTGCCTTCGGAGCAGTGTGCCAGCGGTGGATTTCGTCAGCTGACACCTCACGCCCCTCGGGGGTAGCTGTGCAATGTATTACTAAGTACTTTAGCTGCATGGTCGTTACGCTGATTTGCCTTGAACTATGGCAATAAGTCCCTTGACATCTTGACGCATCGGGCGACCGCCGGCACGCACAAGGAACGAGTATATATCACCGTAATAGGCGGGGTCTTTCTCATTTTCAAATACGTTCACTTCACCCAATGCACGGCACACACTGTTTTCGTGCCAAGCCAAGCCTGCCGCAAGGTCGGTAGCCGCACCTTCGGCATCTTCAGCTTTCTTTACGATGCCGTCGCCGTAAACGGCAACTTCCGAGCGCATCATTACGCTGAAGCTGAACAGCTTGCCCAAAATACCGCGCTGTGCGTCAGCACTGGCAAGGAACGCCTGATTTTGTACAGATGTAAGGTCGCCAAGCAACTGGTCGTACATGTACGCATCAAGCAGCAGATAGCGACCTTCCTGCGGTACGTTGTCTGCGTTGAACTTTACCATCAATTTCTGAACGTCGGCACGGCAAAGTGCCTTTCTGTTGCCGGTAGCCTTATCTGTATGCGCACTCACGGAAGCACCAGTTGTCTGCACGCAGTGTTCCTTTTCAGGAAGCCAGCTGTATATCATGCTTTTTGCAACTTCCTCTTGCAGTGCCGCCTTATCCTGACGCAACACGCTTTCGCGCTTGTTGTACGACAGTTCTACTGTGTCTGCGTGTGGAATACGGATTGGATCCGTCGTGAACTCATCAAGGTTGAATGTCAAATCAACGTCAGTACGTGTGTTTACATCTGCGGGGAAGCTGGTGCGATTCTTCTTCGTTTTTGACGGTGCGCCAGCATTGGAAATGTGCACCGTTTTTCCCATTTCTACAAACTCGTCGGCATTGAACGCCTTGCTCAAGAAGCTATTGTCAGCGAACAAGCCTTCTTGGATAGCATTTATCCAAATTTCTCTTTGTATAGCCATTTATTACTTATTTTTAATTTATTATTTTTGTTTACTTACTGCCACCTACATGTTGGGCTTTGTGCCGAAACGCTGCTCGAATTTTTCGACATAGATGTCGGGGTGATTATCTTTGAGCTGTGTCAGCTTGCCGGCACGGTCGAGTTCGTCCCATGTCTTGCTTTTCCAGTCGCCCATGTCTACACGCTGGCTGCCGTTTTGAATTTGTGCCGTTACGCTTTGGCGTACTGGTATAGCTTCCAAGGCTGCTTTTGCACCGGTGAAATCACGGTCGAACATGGCAAGGAAACTTTCTTTGCCCTTGGCGTCGATGCGCCCGTCCTTTACAGCGGCATCAACAAGGGCTACTGCCTGCTCCTGTTCTTTCTTCTTCTGCTCCGCCTTCTGTGCGTCGATGGCATCGGCAAGCGTCCTGTTTTCTTTTTCCAATCGGTCGGTATTGGCAATAAGCTCGTTTACTTTACCCACGATGTCAGCTTCTGAAGCAGCATCGCTCAAATTTAAAATCTGCGTTAATTTTCCCATCTTATTATTATTGAAAATGTCCTGTAATTCCGTGTACTCCATTGTTGCCGTAGGGGTGCTGTGCTTTGAAAAGTTACCCATGTTCACAAGGTTGCCCTTGCTGTCATACAGTGCCAAGGCGTTGTGGTTCGCACCGATGGTTACGATACTGGCTTCCCGTGCTGTCCATTTCGTTACGGTAGGTGAGGTTTGCCCTGGTAGCATCAGGTCGTAAGCGTCGCTGGTTTCCTGCGCCCATGCACCGATAGACGCCATGCGCAAGAAGTCGGTGTCTACCTTCTTCTGTACCTCCACGGCGCGGGGGTCGGCTTCATCGAAGACGGCATCGGCTAATATCTGCGTGCCTTCTATTCGTATGTTCTCCCATCTGCCAATAGGCATCTTCCAGTCGTCGTGGTTCAGCAGCATGACGGGGTTCTTGCGGAACTCTTCCAAGTTAGCCCCGGAGGTGAGCATGCGGAAGCCGTATGTATTCACCGTTTCATCGTGCAATATGAATGTTTTTTTGCTCATCGCTTTTGAATGTTTTGCGATGCAAAGTTAAGGCAAGAAATATGTGTATGCAAACTACAAAATACTGACATACAGTGTATTGTAAATATTATACAATGAATCTGCAACGCTTGCAACGCCATTATTTTTTGCGCTTATTATATGGTAACTTTGCAACAGATAAATACAATAAAAATGGACATAAAGAAGAAGAAGGAGCTGGCAAAGCTCATATTTTTACGGCAGCCAAACATTACGCAGCAGGAGCTTGCCGACCGCGTGGAAGTATCACGTGTTACTATCGGTAAGTGGGTGAAAGACTGGGAAAAACTAAAGCTCAACCTTCTGCAGACACGCGAGGAACGCATCAACTCGACGCTGATGCAGCTTGACCAGTTGGACCGCGCCATTGCGACAAAGCCCGAAGGCATGCAATTTCCTGACAAGAACGAATCACAGATACGGCGGAAGCTGACGGAAGACCTTGCCGCACTGGAGCAGGACGCTTCCATTCGCGATATATATAATGTAAGCCGCCGCTTGCTGGACTGGCTGCGTCCCCGCGACCTTGAAAAGGCAAAAGAGATAGCCAACTATTTTGATGCATATATAAAAGAACAGATGAGCAATGGGTAAGGTAGATGACATGCAGGCGCTGAAAGAATGGCGTACTTATTATAACAATTTAAAAAAAGATACTGCGGTCGATGAGCTTTCGCCGCTTGAACGCACGAAGAAGCTCGAGTATTTGGAGAAACACCCCGTTGCGTGGATAAAATTCTTTTTTGGGCAATATGCCACTCACGAATTTGCCCCATTCCATATTAAAGCCATCAACCGTATTTGCAAGAATGAAGAGTGGTACGAAGTGCTTTCATGGAGTCGTGAGCTGGCAAAATCAACCACCGTTATGATGTGCGTAATGTTCCTTGTATGTACGGGAAAGAAGCGCAATATACTGCTTATCAGCAATTCAAAGGATAACGCCACCCGCTTACTGAAGCCATACAAGGACAGCTTCGAGCGCAATTCGCTGCTAAAGGCTTATTACGGTGATTTGCGGGAGTTTGGCTCGTGGACGGCGGAGGAATTTTCCCTTACCAACGGTGCAGCCTTCCGTGCACTGGGTGCAGGCGAAAGCCCCCGTGGTACGCGTAAGGACGAAGTGCGTCCGGACTGTATATTGGTAGACGATTTCGACACCGACGAAGACTGCCGCAACCCTGATGTTGTAAACAAGAAGTGGGACTGGTTCGAAGGTGCAGCGTTCCCAACACGAAGCATCAGCGGCAATCTGCTGGTAGTGTTCTGCGGCAACATCATTGCCCTTGACTGCTGCGTAAAGCGAGCGGGCGAGAAAGCCGACCATTGGGACATTGTTAATATACGGGACAAGAACGGCAAAAGCACATGGGCGGCAAAGAACACCGAAGCCGATATTGACAGGGTACTATCGAAGTTGTCTACACGCATCGTTCAGCAGGAGTTCTACAACAACCCCCTTTCCGAGGGCGAAGTCTTCAAGGAACTGACATGGGGCAAATGCCCGCCCCTTTCAAAGCTCCAGCTTGCCGTCGCATACGGCGACCCTGCACCCTCAAATTCACGCAACAAGGCAACATCGTTTAAAGCACTTTTTCTTATCGGCTATTATGACGGCAATTTCTACATATATAAAGGCTACCTCGACCATGTGGTAAACGACGAATACGTGAACTGGTATTACTACATACACGACTACGTGGGTGATAAGTGCCAAGTGTTTTATTTCATCGAGAACAACAAGCTCCAAGACCCCTTTTATGAGCAGGTGTTCTTGCCGCTGTTTGCCGCCAAAGGACAAGAAAGAGGGTTTATACCCATTTCGCCCGACACCCGCAAGAAGCCCGAGAAATTCGACCGCATAGAGGGCAACCTTGAACCACTCAACCGTCAGGGTAAGCTGATACTCAACATCAACGAAAAAGACAACCCACACATGCAACGCCTGGAGGAGCAATTTTTGCTTTTAAACAAGCGTATGAAAGCCCCCGCCGATGGCGTGGACTGCATAGAAGGCGGTTGGTACATTCTCAACTCAAAGATACGCACCCTGACAGTAGACAGCTACACCATCGGGCAACACAAGCGAAGCAACAAAAGATACTGATATATTATGGAACAGTGGAACTACACAGGTGGCTTCCTTACGCCACGGGAAGTTGAAACGCACCTTTACAAAGAGGCGATAGATACCATCAGCCGAGAAGATGACACCATACTACTTGCTGCCATTGATGCCGCCGTGCAGGAGGCGGCAGGCTACCTCGGCGCATACGACAGGGCGAAAATATTCAACCAGCCAAAGCCGAAGCAGCGCAACGAATTGCTGCTGACATTCGTAAAGGACATTGCCGTGTGGCATTTCGTAAACCTTTGCAATGCCGGGGCGGAGCTTGAATTGAAGGAAAAGCGGTATGACCGCGCCGTTGCCTGGCTGCGGCAGGTGCAGAAGGGAGAAGTAACGCCATCGCTGCCACGTGCCGACGACGATGGCGACGGCAAGCCTGACGGCAGCAATGAGTACATATTCGGGAGCAACCCAAAACGTAATCAACATTTTTAAGCAATGAGCAAGAAAAAAAATACAGTAACCAAAATATCAAAGGCGGCAGAACCCGTCGTGGTAAATCAATTGATAGTTAAAGCACCTACACGTAAGGTGTACGATGTGGGCGACTGGCGCAACGCCCTACGCTCTGCCGACAGCGGGCGTGTGAAAAGCCTGTACGACCTTTTTGAGGACGTATTGATAGATGGCGTGCTTGCCGATGCCGTAAGCAAGCGCATCGACGCAGTATTGAACTCCGAGCTTACCTTCTTGGATAAGGACGGCAAGGAGGTCGAAGAAATTACCGACATCATGGACACCACCGACTGGGAAGAATTGCTGCGACAGATAATGAACGAGCGCATTTACGGGCGCAGCGGTGTTGAGTTCATCTGCACCCCCGACAGCTTCCACGTTGAGCCTATTCCAGCAAAGCACATCAACTTGCGCAACAAGTGTATCGTTATCAACGACAGCGACGACAAGGGCGTACCTTACGAGGGCGACACGTCGCTGCTGGTACTGGGGCACGAGCGTAGCTACGGCTTATTACTGAAGGCTACACCGTTTGCCATTTACAAGCGTGGCGGCTTCGGCGATTGGTCGCAATGGATAGAACTGTTTGGCATGCCGCAGCGCATCGGTAAGTACAACACCTACGACCCCGAAAGCAGAAAGCTGCTGGAGCAAGCCTTGGAACAGGCTGGCTCGGCATCTTACGTTGTCATACCACGAGAGGCGGAGGTCGAAACAAAGGAAGCGGGCAGTGGTAGCGGGGCTTCCTACAACGAATTCCGTCAGTCCTGCAATGAAGAGATGCTTATCACGATATTGGGGCAAACACTCACAACAGTGCAGGGCGAAAATGGTGCACGCTCATTGGGCGAGGTACACAAGGAAGTAGAGGAAGGCAAGAACAGAAGCGATATGCGCTTCGTACAGCGTGTGCTCAACAACCACGTACTGCCGCTGCTCGAGGCACGTGGCTACCCCGTCAATGGCGGCAAGTTCGTTTTCCCAAAGGCGGCAGAGCAGCTGACGGTAGCCGACATTGTGCAGCTGTCAGACATAATGCCCATACCGCAAAGCTATTTGCATGAAAAATACTCTATACCCGTGCCCGAGAACGGCGAGCCGATAGCACGGCGAAAGCCTACCACCTTCGAGCCTGTGAATATCAACGAGGGCGAAGGTACGGCAGCCGTGCAGAATATCGATGGCAGTGCGGTACCGACAAAAAGCACACAGGCACGTCAAAGGGCAGAAGCATCTTTCTTCAGGCGACTAAGAGATTTTTTCGTCGCAGCCCCCACGATGATGGGGGCGAACTCGAAGTTACCATACCCCACAACGACGCTTAGCAACGACACGCTCGACAACCGCCTGATAAAGCGTGTGGCAAATGGCGACGCACCTTACTTTGATGCGGAGCTGTTCAAGTTCATATCTGACGACCTTTTAAACGCCATTCACAAGGTGTTTAAACGCCCTGTGAAGAATGCCGACTATGTCTACGACAACTTCGACCCTGCATTCGTAACAGCAATGGAGCAAAACCTTTTCCACTTTTCAGCTGCGAAGACGCTGGCAGAAGTGCAGAAATTGAACCAGCTGTACCGCAAGGCAAAGAGTTTTGAAGAATTTACTGCCGAAGCGCAAAAGCTGTGCGGCAAGTTCAACAAGGTGTGGCAACGCACCGAGTACGAAACAGCCAACCTTACGGCGGAAGCTGCCACGAACTACCAGCGGCTCATTAAAAAAGTAAACCTCTTTCCTTTTTGGCAGTATGTTACTGCGGGCGACGAAAAGGTAAGGGAGGAGCACAGAAAGTTAGATGGCATAATACTCGAAGTAAAAGACCCACGTTGGGATAAAATCTATCCGCCCAATGGTTGGAAATGCCGTTGCAGGGTGAAGCCATTGCTAAGAAACGAAGCCAACGAGTCTATTATAAAGGAATCGCAACAGACGGTAGATAAGTTCTTCGAGTCTAAAGAGTGGACGAATGCGGTAGCTTCGCACTTTGACCACAATCCCGGCAAGCGCGGACACGTCTTCAACGCCAATCAGATGTATGTCAAGAAATTCCCAAATAAAGCTACAAAGCTAATGGATAAGGTAACACCTGACGATTGGGGGCTCAAGCATTCTTACAGGCAGCTTATTCGTGATTCCACGAAAAAGGCAAGTCTATATGAAGGCAATGCTGCCGATTGGTGGGACTTACACAAGAAGGTGGTAGAAAAGGAAGAGGCATTGCCTGTGGAAGACTTTGCCAAACGAACATGGTATATGGATAAAAAAAGTTTTGATGGGCATACCACTGATATCAAGAAAAAGCGTGCCTTCAGAACAAAGTATCTTGATACCATAGATGAGGTGATGAAAGACCCTGATGAGGTTTGGCTTAGCAAAGACCCTGATATGGACCAAACGCAAGATAATTATCTTAACCAATGGCTTTATATCAAGTATTACGAAGGTGTGGCTATTGTGTGTGTCTGCAAGTTACAAAATCAACAGATGAATTTCAAGACATGGTACGAGTTGCACGATGATAAGATAAGGAAAGGCTTGTTGATATACAGGAAGAAATAAAAAAGCGGAAAGGTGCAGTCCTTACGTCCGCCGTCCTAATTCTTGGTTTCGCCACACGTGGCAAATCCGCGTCATACGGTTGGATAGTGGTGTCTGCACCTTTTCTTCAGATTGATGCCAACCCCCGCTGGTACTCCAGCCTATTGCGGTATTCCTATCATCTGCGAGGATGTTCCGTATCATTATCCCAGTTGTTGGCACTGCATTGCAAAGATAGCTAATTATTTCGACAAAACAATAAAAATCGACAAAAAGATGAATTTAAGAGAATTAGAAGCATACTTGAGCAGTCTGCCCGACAAGTTGATGGGCGACACTGCCGAAATTGTTGCCGAAACGGCTACAGAGTATTTTAAGGAGACTTTTCGCAAAAAGGCTTTCGACGGCAACCCGTGGGCGCCTGCCAGGACGGCAAAGAAACGTGGGTCGTTGCTCATCGATTCGGGGGCTATGATGAACAGCATTCGCCCGCTGGTTGTATCGCCGCAGCGTGTGGTTATTGCTGCGGGCAACCAGAAGGTAACGTATGCTAAGGTGCACAACGAGGGTTTCGATGGCGAGGTGCAAGTGCCGGCACACAGCCGCCGCACGAAAAAGGGTAGCACCAACGTAAAGGCGCATAGCCGAATGGTGCATATTACACAGCGCCAGTTTATGGGCGACAGCGAGGAACTGAACGACAGAATTAAAGGAAGAATAGTAGATTACATTAAAAATTTGAGCAATGAATAAAGTTTTTTTTCTTGCCGTTACTAATCATATTGCGGCAAATGTTTCACAAATTAAATGGGTAGATGCCGACGAAGGTCAGCTTAACGTTGCGTGCCGTCCGCCTGTGGCGTTTCCGGCTTGCTTGGTAGATATTAGCTACCCGCAGTGCGAAAGTCTGTCGGGTGGTGTGCAGCGCATTCGTGCAAGGGTTGAGCTTCGGGTGGTGTTTGCTATTCAGGGCAGCACGAATGCTGCTGCGCCTGCTGCTGTGCGCGAGCGGTCGTTGGCACGGTTCGATGTGTTGGAGGCGTTGCACAAGGCATTGCAGTGGTGGAATGGTGGCGGGCTGTTCAACCCCTTAAAACGCATCAGCTCCACGCCGGAGCGCAGAGCCGATGACTTGAAAGTGTATAGGGTGGTTTATGAAACGGAGTTTTTTGATTAGTGCCACTCGAAGCCGGGGAACTGCTTTGCCAGCTTCTGTATTGTTGGGCGTTGCTCCAGGAGCGAGTGTAGCAGTTCGTCCTGGTCTACCAGTGCGTTCTGTATGGTGCGCTCGCCCACAAAAAATTCGTAGTCGGAGAGTATTTTCATTACGTCGTCGAAGCGGCGTCGTTTTATTTCGGTCCAATAGTAGTAGCGGGCTGCGATGGTGCGATTGCGCTTTGCCAATCGGTCCTGCGGCGTGACTATCGTCGCATCACCATCGGGCAGTGTGAAAGCTCGACGGCGTATTTTTGTTTCGCGTTGTGCTACTTTGCCTAAATCAAAATTTAGCATTAGTTGTTTCATACAATGTGGGTGGGCTTTGTATAGCACAAAGTTACAAAAAAAAGTTGCTGAATATCAACTATTCAGCAACTTTCTTTATTGTGTGTATCATGGTGTTTTACGTTCACTATGCTTTTTTACTTATGGGTGAGGTTGAGTGCCGCCTCCAGCGGGTTTGTTGCCGGCGGGTTTCTTTGCTTTTGGTTCTACTCGTTCGTAGGTTACGCCTTCGAGTGTGAAGTATCGGGTAGATGGACGTAGTTTCACCATTGGCTTCTTTATGTCGCGTGTGGCGTTGAAGTCTTCTATGTGGTCTACGGCTTTCGACTTGAACGATGGCGACAGTGTGCCAATATCGCCAAAGTCTACACTTTCTCCGCTCTCTACGTGGCGTTTTGCCATTTCGGCTGCCAGGCGCAACACGGCTTCCACTTCGGCTCCTGTAAAGGTGGTGGCTCTGGCTACTTCTTCGCAGAATTTGCGGTGGGTTACTCTCTGTCGGTCGGTTGGGCGTGCTATGTACACTTTTTGCCCTTTCTTTGGTCCTACACTTAGTTTTTGCTCTCTAATTGTGAAATTCAAACATTTTGTCATAATTCTGTTGTTTTATTTTGTTTTTGCCCCGTTGTTTTCCCTTTGCCTTGGGGCTTTTGTTTGTGGCTTTAGGGTGGTTGTTTTTTTATGTCTGTTGCCCGTGCGTTTTTATATCTATAGATCTACGCTTGTATATCTATAGATCTACGCTCGTACATCTATAGATATACGTTTGTGCATCTATAGATGGCTTGTGGCGTGGTGGTGGTCGTGCCTGGTGGAGGTCTTTTTTGTTGGTTGTTTGTTTCATTGTTATTTACTTTGATTGAAAAGGCTTAGTTCGTCGCCTTTCTGATATACTATCTCCACCCACGACTTATCGGGATCATCGATGTCGCGCAGGGTGTCTGCATCTAATGGACCGAAGAAAAAGCCCTTGTCGCCTTCCATGTACTTTACGGGGGCTTTTATCAGTTTAGCCCGTATGTGTATGTGGGAGCGGCGGGGCACTTCGGGTTTGCCGGTAAGCCATTCGGGCTTGCCACAGGTGCAATTCCTGTAGACACCTTCCACTTGATAAATGCGCCCTTTGTAGCATTCTTCGTGCCCTACCCAGTGGTACGTGAATTTATCGCCTACTTGTATCATATTTCATACCCGTTAGCTTTCTGTCATTCCCAATGGTATTTGCTTCCACGCCCCATTGTCATTGCGCACTTCGGCACGAATGAATTGTTTGCTCACTGTCGGCTGATAGCTTTCTTCAATGATGCGAACGCCCTCCAAAAAGCGTTCGTTGCCGTTGTCCTCCGCTATCTTGCGCAGCTGAACGATGCGTGATGCCTTCAGCGTGCCCTGTGCGTTGCGTGCCAACAGGCGGAACACCATATTTACCAGTGCCTGCGTTTCGGTGTCTTTCGCCAGCGACGTTATGTACTCCTTTACGATGGCAATGCCGTCTTCCACAGTGTCGCGGTAGCCGTCGGTGGTGTATTGCCCAATCGTCAGGCGCATATTGCCGTCAGAAGTGGTAAAGGTGTGCGAGCGTTGGTCGGGATTCTTCGCCTTGAACAACTCTGCCTTTGTCGCTATGATGGCTTTAAAGTTGTCGATAACTTTTTGCTTTACCGTCTTAATATCGCACGATAGCTCCAGCAAGATGGGTATGGCTGCTTCCACCTCATCGTCCACCATCTGCTTGTAGGTTTCACGGTCTGCTTTGGCTTTTGCTGCCTTAGCTTTCTTTTCTTCCTCTGCCTTGAATTGTGCGAAGCGTGCTTGCTCCTCGGCAGTCATTTCAACTTTTACTTTGTCCATTTTCTTTTTGTTTTTTGATTATTACTCTTATTTTCTTGTTTACCTGGTTAAGGTCTTCTATTGTTAGCTTTCTGAATGGCTTGCCGGCTATTCGGGGGTTCTTGCAGAAAGCGTCTACGGTTGCCCAGTCGGTGGTGTCCAGCCCGTATATTTGCAGCTGGTGCAGCACTCCGCTGCGTGCCTTGCGCAATGCTGTCTGCTTCAGGGCTGCTTTGTTGTCGTTGTTCACCACCCGCTCCATATCGCGGCACATAACGTCGTACTCCCATTTTGATGTCTCTCGGAGCGACTTTGTTCGCCCCTGTGTGTACTGCCACACAAGCGTATCCTTGTCGGCATGGGGCAGCTGCTTCAGTAAGGCGTAGAAGCGTGCATAATTTCTTTCTCCTGCCATGTTATTGTTTATTTATTACTTTGCTTATTCCAATATTCTGCCGCACGCTCTTCCCAAATGGTATAATAGCCACGGTTGCCAAAATATCGCCCTTTGCTTATTGCCCTGTAGCCCTCCACCCATATTTTTAGCGATGCGCTGTACATTGAGCTTACTGCTGTGCGACCTAATGGTTTTAACCCTTCGGCTTGCGAAATGAATATTATCAATTTGTTATGGTGGCGTTTGCAAAAATCTTCGTATTGCCCTAACGATATGTGCGCATACTGAAAGCTATCCACCACCACAATATCGGGCGAACGACGTCGGTTTAGCCTGTCGTCAAGCTCTGCAAAGTTTTCGTTCAGCAGCACAAAGCGTCTGCCCACATCTGCCATTCCAACACGCACCAGGGCGTTTTGCATGGTCAGGCTGCTGCCTTCCTCCAAGCTGTCGTAGGCTACTTTGCCATAGCGGGTAAGCTCTTTGCACAGCTGCAGCACAAAGAACGTCTTGCCGTTGCCGCTCTTGCCCCATACAAACCATACACCACCTCGCTCTGGCTGTCCAAAGGCTTCTTTCCAATCGCCTTCAAAGTCGTACACCTTTCTGTTTATACGTAACAAATCTGTCATTGATAGTGCCTTTTTCAACATTTCAAATACTATTTAATCGCCGTTTAAATACCGTTTAATTATTTCATTCGCTTTTGCTTGTGCACGGCTTTCTTCACCCTGCGCAAATCGAAGTCGTACTGCCCGGCATCTTTCATTACCGCCGATGTCTGCTTTTCGTTCAAGCCGTTGCCTGCACAGATGGCGTAAACATCGTTGGGCGATGTGCGCTCCACCTCGAAGAACTTGCGCCCCATGCGGCTGTGTATTTCGTTGTAGCCGCATTTGTTATAGCGCAAGCCCATCTGCATGCGCCGTTTGATGTAGCTTGTTGAAAAGAACACGATACCGCACTTATCCTCCAAGCGGTTGTAAAGGTCGATGAAGTAGTGGAATACTCGCTCCGTCAGTTTGTCTGCTTCGTCGAATATCAGCAACGGCTCTTCCATCTGCACAAGGCTGTCGATAATGCGATCGAGCAGTTCACGAATGCTGTAGCCTTCCGTTCTTAAGCCTACCTTGCGGGCAATTTCACGCACAAAGTCGCTCTTGCGCATATCTTCGCTGCAAAGCACGTAAAAGGCTTCGCGCTGTTCGTCGGCAAAAAGGCGTGCCGTGGTTGTCTTACCGCAGCCTGCATCGCCTACAACCCACGTTACGTTTTTCCACTGCTTGGCGTCATTCAGGGCAAACACCATTTCCTTATATGCCGTTGTTTCCACTATCTGCCAGCCGTCGCCCTGCTTGTGGCTTATTTGCGATGCTACATTTTTCCACATTTCGTCGGCGATATTTGCCCAGTTGCCTTTCAGCATTTGACTCAGCGTTGCTGCACTGATACCCGCAAGGCTTTGTGCCGCCTTGTTCTGACTGCCATACTTAACCACGTAGGCTTTTAAACTCTCTGTTATCTGCTGTTTTTCGCTTGTTCTCATTGTTGTTGTTTAAGTTGTTTATAATTTATCCGCCGTCTTCCTTTCGTCATACTGCACCTCTGCCCAATCCATATTGGATAGCTTCTTCGTGTGCTGCCCCAGTTCTACCACTTCGGCATAGTTATCGCTTTCAAGCCTGCCAACACGGTCTATTGCCTGTTGCTGCTGCTCTGCGGTCAAACCCTTGGGCTTTGGATAATACAGCCCGTTCTGCTCGGGGTCAGTACCATATCGTTGGGCTATCTTCCTGCCCGCTACCACACGTTCTATTCTGTCTTGCTTGCCACGCTCAATATCAGCATGTATGCGTGCCTTTTCTTCTGCGCTTTGGTCTTGCATTGCACGGTGTATCTGCATATACGGCTTCGCAACAGTGCAGAAATGCAGCTTTTTGGCGCGGTCGATAGAATAAAGGTTTACCGTTGTCATATCCTGCGGGTCATACTGCACGTAGAATTTCTCCCACGTGTGCAGCCTTCGCCATTCCCTGTCGGGTATCGCTTCGCCGTTCTCATCGGTAGTGAATACCTCCCAGTGGTAGGACTTCTTGTCAATGGTCATCTTTATGCCGCTGTCGGTGAATGTTACAGGTTTGTCGCTCATTATCCAAAACATATCCTGCATTTCGTACTTGCCCACGGCAGGTGTGTCTTCGTTCACGCTGCCCTCGTAAAGTGCCATGCGGCTGCTGTCGTGCTTTGGGTGCTTTGCCTCGTTCCACTCCTTGCGGCACTGGGCGTACAGCTCGCACAATTCCTGATATGTCGGCAATTTGTCGCGGTTGGCTGCCACCATCTCCATATTGGGGCGGCTCGTCAGCTTTTTTGCCGTAACATTCTGCCCGGTAAAGTTGAAGTAGCGTGCCAACACTTGTTGTTGGAAGCGACCGAAGATGCTTTCAATCGTCTTCGATGCGCCATTGTGAGGCATCGTGGGGCGGTGTATGTGGCAAAGCCTATCCAAAAAGCCCTTTTCCTTTTCGTCGCCAGTGGGCTTTTTGCCCTGTCGGTTCAGCTTGTTGTGTCCGCCTTGGTTGTCGTGCACTATCTCATAAGGCTTGTGCCCGCTGCGCTGTATAGCCATGCGGAAAGCGCCGTACTGCGCCTCGAAGTTCTCGCTTTCGCTGATGTGAAAGCCCAATAACACTTCGCTGAAGGCATCTACCACCTCGTACACGTTTATCGTCTTCACCGTCTTTCCGTCCCGATAATATAGGTTTAGCTTCGTACCGTCGCCATACCAAAGACTGTCGCGGCGTTCGGGCAACATCGTGCTTTGCTTGCGTCCGAAGCGTTGGCGGGCTACCTGTTCGCCGTGCACGGCATCACACCATAACTGTTCAATCTTAGGGCTGTACAGCCACGCCTGCATGGAACGCACGCTCTTAAGCTGCTTCCACCCGCGGAACACCGCTATTTCGTTGTACTTTGCAAATAGCTGCTCATCGTTATATCGTGGTGTATGGCTGCGCTTCAATGCTACCAACACGTCGCGTCCTTCGGCTGTTATCTTTATGGTGTTTACATTGCCGAGCTTCTTGCTGACGACGCTTTCGTAGCCGTCCTTCTGAAAGGCGCATATACGTGCTTTCAGGCGGCTAAGGCTGGCAGGCAGCGTGTGGTGGTAGCGTTCGCGCAGCTCTTCGCTGTTCTGCAACACCATCTCCCACACGTCGGTAGCCCTTGCATTGAGGCTTGCCATCATCGCCTTGCGTTCAGCTTTCATGCGCACCAGCTCGCCCAGCACACTGGCGTTGGTGGTGTATTCGGCTATCAATTCTTTGTCGAGCGTTGTGTACTCGCCATTCTTGAAGTATTCGTATTCTTCAAAGAAAGTGCGTGCGCTTTCGTCGTACTTCACCGTCTTACGCAGTTCCCTTTCACGCAGCACTTCTTCGGGGTTGCCGTACTTCTCCATAAATCTTTCCCTATACTTTTTCGGCATGGAATCAAAGCTGTACAGTGCGCATCTACCCTCGCCACCGCCACGGCATACGCAGAAGATGTTTTTTCTTCCTACATTGGTGTTCAGCGTGCCCTCCTTCATTACAGGGTCGCTTCCACCAATCAGCTCCTCGCGTGTAACGCACAGCATTTTGTTGTAGTATTCCATACTCGTTGTTTTTTACAACTTCTTTAAATTCTCAAAATCGGCAGCGTTAAATTCTATAACATGCCTACGTTGTGCCTTGCGACGGCGGAAAGCATTCAGTACACCTTTTAAAAAGTGATACGCCTTTTTTAGCCAGCCATCGGAATGATTGTTTACCGTTATCGCCATGCTGTCGGGCGTTTCTACCACTGTTACAGCGGTAGCATCTGCCACCTCCAAAACAATTTTTATTTGTTTTTCTATTGTTATCTTCATTTTTTGTCCTCCTTATAAGCTGGCAGCGAAGCACTGCGCGTTAGTTAATTCTTCAATTGTGTTGATGTGAATATCACGGCAAAGCTCGCCTTTCTTGTTAAATACCTTAACGTTGCCAGTAGTCCACACCATAACGAGTTTTGCGCCATTCTCAAAAGGTTGTATCATCTCGCCAGCTGCTGTGTTGTGTATCGTCTCGAATGCCGGTAGCTCGTTCATAAGTACCCCGCCACGGTGCAAAGCCAACTTTCTAATGCGCTTTGCCAAGTCGCTATTACCACGCTTCTTGTCGAAACCCAATGCATGGTTCACCATAACAAGCGAAACGTCGAACGCCTGCATTATCCACTCTTTCTCCTTCGTTGAAATTTTAATGTACTTCTTCATATCTTTTTATAGTTTTTTATTTGTAACTTTACAGCCGTTTTACCAATAACATATAATAAAATGTATCAACTTAAAGCAACAATTACAATTTACCCTTCTTCTCGAGATATTTACGATAATACGTATTGCTTAGACAATATGGCGCACCAAACTTTAGATGACATACTGAACAGCCTAAATCTTTCCTACGACTACCATCACAGTTTGCGCACTCCGGGCGAAACACCTCTTCTAAAGACGGAAGCGCACCACGTCCTTCGTGTCCGCATTGAGTCGAAAGAGGTTCTAATGAAGCATGTAGTCCATCTGACTCAAATTCTACAATCAATCTGCCTGCTGTACGACGATCCAAACGATGCACGATTTCACTTCCACCTGCACGAAGAATAACTGTTACCTCCTCGGGGCTTTCTTTTTTTCCTTTTTCCATATTACATATTTTTTATAGTTAAATTTCTTATTTGTAGCCCCTTTTTCGTATCTTTGGGGCGTGTTATTAGAGTAACACGTTGCAAAGATAGGATATTTTCTAATTAACACCAAATAAAAATGAGGAAATTTTCTACTTTCTTTTAAACGGATAATATTTTTTGTTATGGTTTTAGAAAGAATAAAGGAATATATAGATTATAAAGGTATTACTATTTCTGCCTTTGAAAAGAGCATTGGTATGTCTAATGCTTCGTTTGGTAAGTCATTGAAATCAGGAAAAGGCATTGGTTCTGATAAATTAGAAAAAATTCTAAAGGTATATACAGACATTTCTCCCTCTTGGCTCCTCACTGGTGAAGGTACAATGCTAAAAAATGATACCCCACCACCACTTGAGGCGACCGTCCAGCCGATACACCAGCCACGCAGTCCTGAGAAAAAGGTAGATAATCAAATTATTAATTTGTACGACTTTGAGGCAACGGCAGGCTTGCGTTCGTTGCTCGATAATCGACACGCCAACATAATAGACACTATTAAAATACCCAACATGCCTAAATGCGATGGTGCTATACATATAGTAGGCGATTCGATGTACCCACGCTTGAAGCCTGGAGATATAATTTTTTATAAAGAATTACCCATCGACCTGCAAAGCATTCTGTACGGTGAAATGTACCTGCTATCTTATAGCATAGATGGCGACGATTACTGTGTGGTTAAGTACATTAAAAGGTCTGATAAGGGCGAACCATTCATAACACTGGCTTCACACAACCCGGCACACGAAGACACCGACATTGATTTCCGTTGCGTTAATGCCATTGCCCTTATCAAAGGGTCTTACAACCAAACAACCATGTCGTAA